GCTCGGCACAACTGCGACAATCCCGGCAGCAAATTGAAAGCCCGCTATTGGGCGTGTAAGAGCTGGCGATAACGAGCACAAGCAGTGAAGTCTGCTACACTAGCTGTGCCCTCATTAACCTCATATGCTCTTTGATTGTTTCTTGTACTTTAATGAACGCGAGCTGCTAGAGCTTCGCGTAGAAATGCTTAAAGATATCGTAGACGGTTTTATTATTACAGACGCTAATAGAACTTTTAAAGGAGACGAAAAGCCCTTTACTTGCATCGAAACGATTCGCGAGCTTGGGCTTCCTGAAGAAAAAATTCAAGTCCTGCACGTTGAGCTTCCGCCGCCGGAAATTGCACCGAGTCCTTGGAATCGCGAGTTTGCTCAGAGAGATGCGTTGGCCGTGGGTATGCGCATGACCCCGCCGGATTCCGCGTTTTTCTTTAGCGATGTTGACGAGATTCCCAAGCCCACGGCGCTTTTGGAGGCTGTCCAGATCGCTAAGCAAGATCCGTCGCGTTGTGTTCGATTGTCAATGCCGATGATGTACGGTCGTGCCGATCTTCGGGTCATGAGTCCTGACGGCGACAGTACCAAGCCTCCTACAAATTGGACCTGCGGTACCGTTGTTTTACATGATCATCTGGACAAAACGTTGTCTGAGATTCGCCGTAATCCAAATGATGTAGTTGTTGGTAATTGTGACGCAGGATGGCATTTCAGTTGGATGGGCGATTCTAAGCGCTGTAAAACTAAGCTTACGTCGTTCTCGCACTGCTATGACGATATTCCTAACGCGCACGCTCCTGCGTACAGTCAGGAGATGCTTGACTTTATCGATAACTACAAGCCTGAGGTGGGCGGCACGGACCCACTTGGCCGTAAAGATCATCTTCTGACTTCGTATCCTCATGATCTATTGCCGCCCGAGTTGTTTAGACTGGATCGAGTGAAGGAGTATCTTCTTCCGAGCTCCTAATAACGCTGTAGTTCAGACATGCCTGCGGACAACCTCAGTATTCGGCAACGCTATAACGAAATTCTGGAGGCCGCACGCACTCAGGATCGGACTAAGCAATCCGCGACAATGGTGGTGTTGAGCCACCTGCAGCAAATGGTCCTTCTTATGGTTAAGAAGGGCCTTTATTTCTACTGCGATCAGGATACCTATAAATCACGCAGCAAGTTTCTTGATGATCTGATTCAACTCAACAAGCTGGATATTCGTTTTCCTGCGATCATCCGTAACTATTTAATTGACGGCTGCGGACTGTTTTACTTCCGACCTGACCCGAAGCTGAAATATCAAATCTACTTCTTCAATAAGAATCAGTATCGGGTTTACCACGACCTGAACGGCGAAATCGAAGAAGTTGTTATCCTTTATTCCTACAAAGTTAAGAACGGCAACCTCGGCTTACCTGCTAACGCTTACGGACAAAACAAGCGATACGTGCGGATCTCGATGACCGCCGAGACCATCAAAGAATATGAATCTGATACCGAGCTGAGCTTTGAACTCGAACCGAGCAGCCTGATCACACCGAAAAACACTCGGCAGAACACCCTAGGGTTTATTCCCGCCGTGGAGGTTCTGAACAAGCCGAATGCCAGCGGTACCGAGGGTGAAGGTGAATTTGAGTCGTTCATGCAGCAGATCGTTTTGCATGATCAGATCATGCAGAACATAGCCAAGAACATTGAGTTCTTCGGCAATCCCACGCTGATCAGTTCGCGCCCCCGGAGTGATCTGGTTGAGGCGAGTGATTCTGACCGCAACTTCCGGCCGACCATCAGCAGCCAAAGCGGCTTCGCTGGTCTGGACTCGCCCTCAACACGTGTTTCTGATCCGTTTGGATCTCAAACTGCGCTTGGCGGTCTTCGTGTTCCTCGAATTATTGCCAATGTTGAGCCGAGCGATAGGGTTGGTTACATGACACCTGATGCTGTGTCAGGTGACATGAACCGTTATGCACTACTCCTACGCGAAGAGATTCGTACCGCACTCGGCGGCGTTGATGAAATATCGATTAGCGCGGGCGCCACTGCGACTGAGATTAAGGGCCTTATGGGCCGTGCTCAGGCAACTGCTCTCCGTAAGAATAAGAGCTTTTTAAGTTATGGCTTCTGTAGATTGCTGGAGATGATTATTTATCATCAAGAGCAGATTTTCCGTGAGAGCTTTATCTCCGTGGTTGGGCTGGCTCCCCCTAAAGAACCGAAGGAGCAGACTCCAGAGGCTTTAGATAAGTATCAAGCCAAGCTTAATAAGTACGAGCAGGACGTCGACGTCGCGATTCAAACTGCTTTGGCGGAAAACAAAGTCCCAGCGGGAGTGTTTGGTCTTCCACCGGACGGGGATCGCACCGTGGTGTACAGATTCCAGGGAGACGTTTACGAAGACACTGCGTACGACATCAACCAAAAATCTATCGTTGTCCGAAATCTGCAGGAGCTCGGTGTAGACAGCGTGGAAGCGCTGCGCTACTTGTTCCCGGATAAATCGGACCTAGAGCGTGCGGAAATGTTGAAGGGATTCCCCTTCCGAATGATTCAACAAACGCAGGCCGCACTACAAAATTTCCTGCTAACATTAAATCAGCTGATGCAGTCGCCGCATCCTCTTGCGCCGACCCAGCCGCTAGCGGCGGACCCGAGGTTAAATATAACGCCTCTTCTCTACCGCACATTCGATCACCTAGCGCAAGAATTAACCTACTCGGGCAGCTATGAGCCAAGCGATCCCAGCTTCGACCCCGAGCCCGGTCTCCCCGGCAGTAGCGGCGCCCCAGGCGGCTCCCTCCCCGGAAATGGGCTCAACCGCTTACCCGCAGTGGGTGGCGCAAACCTCTACCCCGGCGGTAGCTTCGGCAACTACAGCCCAAGCGCCGTCGCCGGCACAACTGGCTACGGCCCCTTCTACCAACAGCCAGTACAACCAGTTTCCGTCCGCCTCCTCCCCGAGCAATCCGTGGGAGGCGGCATTGGGCAGCCTGGACAGGATCGTTTCTCGGATCTCCCCGTCCCTCAGCCAGACAGCACAGTCGCCGCAGCTCCAAATGGAGCAGCCGGCTATTCAACCGAGCAATCTGACTTCACAGGTCCAACAGCCTTGGGCGTACCAAGCGCCTACGGCTCAGCCGACCTACTCCAGCAACGTATCTACGACCCCAACTTCCTCTCCGACTTCTACGGCGCAGGCGCCGCAGTTAAGCGAGGCAAGCGCAGCCGTCGTTAATCACTTCGGTCTAGAAGCTCCCGCAATTCTGAACCAGTACTCCACCACGCTTGAAGATGCGCTGATTCAGCAGCATCAAGTCCTGGAACAGATTGCAACCCGTGGGATGGCAATGGAGCACATCCTGACTGATCCTGATCAGCTTGCTGACTACACCAATCGGTTCTTCACTGAGGTGTATCCCACCGAGGATCAACAAGCCGCTGCGGAAACCGCCGCTGTTCAACAGCCTCAACAGCAGGCTTACCGCCCCAACTACGATCAGGTTCCGGCTGTCCCCGCTAACGCAACCGCCGGCATGCCTGCTCAAGACCCTGATACTGCTTGGCAGCAGTTCGGCCAGGTGATGTCTCAGTCTCCTGATCAAGCTTGGCGCGTTCTGAGCTCTATGCCCCCCGAAGCTCTGCGTTCCAAGCTCTTGTTCCTGGACGGCAACTGATGTACACTGCCCTCGGAGTTCTGTGACGAGGCTCCGGGTGTAAGGGACGAGCCCTCGCGTATGCGGGGGTTTTTTGTTGGTAGACTCGATTAGCGACTTTTAAAGGTATGCCGTTCCGGTCAGAGGCTCAAAGACGCAAGTTTTACGCGATGTCTGAGCGGGGCGAAATATCTAAAGCAAAAGTCGCTGAGTACGAACGTAAGACAAAAGGCGATCTGCCTGAGCGCGTGGGCAAACGCAAGGAAGCCAAGCGGAAGGCAGTAAAATACAAGGAAAGCAAAGGTAGCTAATCCATGCCTAATCCCCTTGAGCGCCGCCGCAGCGGTGAAAGTGCTGAAGTCACGCAGCTGAAAAAAGAGCTGGAGGAGCTGAAGGCGAATTACGCACGTGACGTGACACTGATTTCGGCGGACATTCGAGAGATCGCAGCTCGCGTGAACGCTTCGGGCACTTCGACCCCCGCTTAGAATTAAGGCAGCTAAGCTGCTGTAATGTATATTCCGTACAGGAATTACAAATACGATACAGGCCCTCATCAGGTTCAAACTGGACCTGAATCTGAGGGCTTTGTCGTTGTAAGTTCGGGTATTAACGATACCGGCGCAGATGTCGGTCGGATTGTCACTGGTTCGCCAAGTTATGCGGGGTTGTACTCGACCAACTGGCGTCAGGTTCCGGTTGCGGTTTCTGGATACTGGAACGACTACCGAAATTCAAACTACGAGCCGAGCGGCGTCCTGAGTTCGTACGACGGGTATCGACCCGTTACTGTGGACACCGTGGCTGGTGTAAAGACCAGTACGTTTACAGGTCCGGACTATGGTGTTCGGGATGCTGGAAAATATACATATTTTGGAGGCGCTGCTCCGGACAGTCAAAACTATACGCCGTATGACACTCCGGGCGGTAACACGAGTGCGGAAGGTATTACGGGCGGCGGGGTTACCCACGGTCGCTATGAGGGCGGCATCCTGACGAACATTCTGGGTTCGCAGGGCACGGCCAATCGATCTGAGTGGGTTTACAACCCTCCTGTTTACTGCAAGACATACACAGAGACTCTGGACTCGCGAGCCGGGTCTAATGGGACCTGCGTTCCGGTATGTGTACCGAGGCGGTGCGGCTAAATATGTGTCTAACTACGGCTCTGTTTACTACCAACTGCCAGAGAGCGTACGAAATTTGTATCGCAAATCGGGATAACGCTAAAAATGAGACAGAAAGACTTTTGTTCTGGTTCTTCTGTAGTTAGATTACGTATGTAGTTCTTCGGAGGTTGACGCTTTGTTCGTCGTTAGGCGCTCATAGGTCGTGAGGCTTATGTAGTAATCGGGTGAATTGCTGGAACCCTTCCTCTAGCACAAACAGATCAGGCAATCCTGAGAACCTTGACAATTTAACCCCGGTCAGTGAACCGGATAAGTATTTAGATCCGACAAGTGCGGTCGGGTCGAGGGAATCAGCAGCGAAGCCGCATGGGAACATGCGGAACGTTCAGAGACTAGGCAAAGTAATCCAGACCGGAAGAAATGCCCACGAGCGCCCGAAAAGTCTGTATGCGTTACAGACTTTATGAGATAGTCCGAGCTGCATCGATGGTAAAGATGCAGAACTAGAGGATAAAGAGCCTCTAGGGTAACAAAACTGCGACAATGATTTTCCGAAGCTGCTCGGTGCTGAACTCTACCGGCCGCATCCTGCGTACGTTGTAGAAATGGCAGCTGAACCTGTGGTCGTTCATGACTTCAGTAAGCAGCCAGGTCAGACTGTGCAGCTGGATAGATATCGGTTCTAGACTATAACCCTGGAACCCTAAGGTGAAAGCCTTAGTTTAAAAACTCCGTGAATTGCTGGAAGCCCTTCAATGCGTTTAGTACGGGTAATCAGCAGCCAAGCTAGATGGTAACATCTAGAAGGTTCAGAGCATAGGCTATGGAGTCCTTCTGGGACGGTAAAAGCCCAAGAGCGCGGAGCCCCAAACGTAACCAGCCGTGGGTGATGATGTATGCCGATCTTACAGGATGATAAACTGTAAGAACTAGAGGATAAAAAACCTCTAGGATAACAGACGGGGGTAACCCTGGATCTAAAGAGTCCCGTGAACGCACTGCGGAGCAGACCATCGGTACTGCTAACAGCCGCAACATCGTCGTTGGCGCCTTCTGAGAGTAATCTCAGTTGTGAATCGGGTGAATTGCTGGAAGCCCTCCTGTACACTGGGTAATCAGCAGCCAAGCCCTTCGGTGACGAAGGGAAGGTTCAGAGACTACGATTGCAAGCCACGCTATGCTGAGCGAATTACAGTTTTTTAAAAGCGTTTGTGTCGGAGACGGCTGTTTGAGCCTCAAAAAGCGCAAGCGAAAGTCAGACGGGTTTATGTCCTCGTGGGTTTATTTTCAAATGTCCCACTGTTTGCGTCAGACTCCCTGGCTGCTTTATAAAGCTGATAAATTTGCTTCCCTTCTCGGTAGACGACCTGTAATCTACGGTCCGTACAAACATACACTTCCTGACGGAAGATTTACTCTGCAGTATCGATATACCGTATCTGCAGAGAAACAGTTAAGACCTGTTTATGACAGTTTGTACGCTAATGGGGATAAAAAAGTAACTCACGACTTTTTATCCGATCTTGATTGCGAGTCGTTGGCTATCCTTTGGCAGGACGACGGAGGTATCTATGAAGAAGATGGATACTTACACGGAGTCCTCAGTCTGAATTTAGTAAGCATTTTGGATGCTACTTTGTTCATTGACTGGATTTTTGGTTTGACCAAAGCCCTAGGAACTGTTCGTTTAGATCACAATGGCCGGTTTTCTATTCGTTTTTCATTAAGCGAACTTTCGAAACTGGTTCCTTGTATCGAACAGTACGTCATTCCGGAATTAGCGTATAAAGTTTGCCTGGACGCCTCTAAGAGACGTTTAGCGAGTCTTCCAAAGTTTGTTTTGGAAGACGATAAGATCGCACGAGCGCCCGAGCTCCTCGATAAGTTCTTTGAGGAGTATGATCTAGTCCGACCTACATCGATGGTAAAGATGTAGAACTAGAGGATAAAGAGCCTCTAGGGTAACAAAGTGCAAAGACAAGGTTCTTGTGACCTTACGGGAATACACGGGTCCCGCAGATCCTAGCGATCCTACTCAGCCCAGCACGTTCAAAATTGCACGTGAGACACTGATTACCGCTCAGCGTCTTCTGCTGGATACTGGTAATCTGACTGCTTTCCATCAATCCATTGGGTCTCTGACTCTTCTGGATGACTATCGCCGCTGGCGTGATCGGGTGTTCATTAATGAACTCCTGAAAGCAGTTTCTAAAGGCCAGGCTTCCGACTCCCAAGGTGGTTATTACTATCCTGGCGATCTCGCCGTCGGTGCCCTGACCTACACCAACGCCGAACAAGCTAAGTTCGACGTTAAGGACGACCTGCTCCGCGTGGTTAAATCCATGCGTAAGCGGAACGTGCCTACCTATCAGGACGGCTTCTATCGCTGCGTTTGCGATCCTACCTTCCTGATGCACCTGCGTCAGAACAGCGATTTCCGCGAGGTCGCTCGTTATCCTGGCAACGGGCAGATCAACCCCCTCATGTCCGGTATGCAGCCCAACGCTGCTATCTACATGGGTCAGGGCTTTGGTCAAGCAACGTTCGTGGCCGGCGAACCGATCATGCCGACAGGATTTGTCTTTGAAGGCGTGCGGTTCTTCGAATCCACTAACATGCCCTCTCAGTCCCAGACTGCCACCATCGGCGGTAGCTCTGCTTCTTACGAGAGTGCAATCGGTATGTTCTTCGGTCCCCAGAGCGTAGGCGTCGGTATCGGCGGCAACAACGCTCAGGTGCTGCTGAACAACAATGACGATTTCAGCCGTTTCATCATGATGATTTGGAGCCTGTACGCAGGTTTCGAACTCCTGAACGCTGATTTCGCCACCATCGCGTACTCCTTTAACGCTTGAGGAGGTAACTAACGATGGCAATCAACTCCAACCAGCTCCAAGTTGCCAAGATCTATCCTGGTAACTACACCAACGTTCTTCGTTACTGGCACGAAGAGAAGTCCATTCCCAACATCA